ATCTAGGAACTAATTCTGTTGAGATTAGTCGAACACGCAAGTATGTCGACATAGACTTGACCTTTTCAGCAAAACCAACAACAAAAGATATCTATAAAAAGAATGATGCTGCAGCAGTTAAACAAGCAGTAAAAAATCTAATTATGACTAACCAATTAGAAAAACCTTTTAGACCTAACTTTGGTGGTAATATAAGAAGTGCTTTGTTTGAATTAGCAGATTATGGAGAAAACTTTATTCTCACGCAAAGAATAGTATCAACAATTCAATCTAATGAACCTAGAGCAAAAGTAATGGACATTATAACTCTAACAACAGATGATTATAAAAATTCTGTTGATGTTACAATAATATTTAAAGTAAGAAATACATCTGAGGTGGTTCAATTGACCACAAATCTCGCAAGGTTAAGATAAATGGCAACTACAATAAATTCAACATCACTAGATATTAATAGTATAAAGAACAATTTAAAGGATTCCCTTAGAAACTCTGGCGAGTTCGAAGACTTCGATTTTGAAGCATCAGGAATATCAAGTATTCTTGATGTACTTGCCTATAACACACATTACAATGGTCTTACCGCAAACTTTGCGTTGAACGAATCATTCTTGAGTACAGCACAACTTAGAAGTTCGGTTTTATCTTTAGCAGAAGGTATAGGGTATGTTGCTGATTCTAGAACCGCATCACAAGCAACTATAAAGTTATCTCTTGTTGTTGGTGGTAGTGGTGTGATTGCTCCACCTTCTATTCAAATAAACGAAAACTTTAAATTTAATACTACAGTAGATGATGAGAGTTATATATTTCAAACTCGTGAAGATATAAGTGCAGTAAATAATAATGGTAGTTTTATTTTTTCAGATATATCTGGAGATACAAATATAAAGATTATAGAGGGTCTGCAAAGAACAAAAACATTCATAGCATTGAAGGCATCTAATAATCCTATCTATGTCATTCCAGACAAAAATATGGATATGTCTACCGCAATAGTAAGAGTCTACGATTCAGCAACCTCATCAACATTCACTACATATTCTAATATAGTAAATGCTCAAACAATTAATGAAAACTCAACACTTTATATATTACGTGAAGCACCAAACGGAAACTTTGATTTATCTTTCGGTAATGGTTCAACACTTGGTAAAGCACCTAACGTTGGTGCAAAAATAGAAGTAGAATATATTTCAACCAGTGGTAGTGCTGGGAATACTGCAAACGTATTTGAAGCATCACAACAGGTATTCATAAATAATGTCGGATATACTCTTTCTGTAACAACTAATTCTGCCGCTGTTGGTGGTAGTTCAAAAGAAGGGATAGAAAGTATTCGTAAGAATGCTCCATTCCAATATGCATCACAGAACAGAATGGTAACTGCTGCAGATTACTCTGCGTTGATACTTAAAAACTTCTCAACATTCATTAGTGATATACAATCCTTTGGTGGAGAAGATGCACTAGAACCAGAATTTGGTGTGGTATTCGTTTCAATACTATTCAATGACGATGTTGTTGAATCAGGACAAGTTGCATCAGTTAAAGAAGAAATTTTAGATTTATCTGAGCAATTATCTGTTGCTTCTTTTGACGTTAAGTTCGAAGACCCTATAAAAACGTTTATTGAAGTTACCACCTTTTTTCAATTCAATGACAACTTAACTACCCTTTCTAGGAACACAATAGAAGGAGAGGTTAATTCAGTCATAGATAATTACTTCACAAACAACACTGGTAAGTTTGGTCAATCATTTAGAAGGTCAAACTTATTATCTTTGGTAGATTCTACAAGTGCCGCAGTATTATCATCAAGACAAGAAATAAAAATGCAAAGAAGGTTCACACCTACTCTTACAGCAATACAAAATCATACCCTTAGATATGCTGCACCTATAGCAGCAGCGGATGATGAATTTTATAGGATTACTTCTGACACATTTATTTTTAGAGGAAATGTCTGTGTAATACGAAACAGATTAAAATCAAATATTCTTGAAATATTTAATACTAATTCTGGTACAGTAATTATTGATAATATTGGAGACTATTCTAATGATGTAGTAAGGTTAGTTGGTCTTCAAGTTGACTCTTTAACTTCAGGTGATTCGTTTTTAAAACTAAGTGCAGTTCCCGCAAATCAAAGTGCAATATCTCCTCTAAGACAAGACGTTTTAGTTTTAGATAGTTCTAAAACTTTCACAAAGGTTGTTGACGTATTAGATGGAGTTAATACCTAATGTCTACAAATAAGGACATAACACTTTTAGATTATAATAGGAGAGAACTTTCTTTACCTAAATACTCTGTAAAGGAAATCCTTCCTGAGTTCTTTCGTACAGAGTATCCTAGATTAATAACTTTACTTGATCAATACTATCATTTTGAGGACTCAAATTCATCCCCATCTAAACTTGTTAATGAACTATTTAAAACAAGGGATATATCTCAAACAGACTTAAACCTCCTTTCATTTATTGAAGATGAATTGTTATTAGGTCAGTCTTTCTTTGAGGGGTTTCAAGATAAACGCGCAGCGTCTAAATACTCAAGTATATTATTTAGGTCAAAGGGTACGAAATATTCTATACAACAATTCTTCAGAACTTTCTTTGGAATTGACCCTGATATTATATACACAAAGAAAAACATATTTAATGTTGGTGATAAAATTGGAACTACTAGCGAAAAGTATATAACAGATAACAAGTTATATCAAAGACATGCAATACTTATTAAGTCAGAACTTACTCAAGATAAATGGAGAGATGTATACAAACTCTTCGTTCATCCTGCTGGAACTTACTTAGGTTCACAGATACAAATAGTAAGTTCTGCTTTAGATACTATACTTGCTCCGGAGGTGATTCTAGCACCTCCCCCACCATTCGCGGTTCATAGTTCAGCATCCTTTGCTACTTCTGCATTTATAGACCATACTTCTATTGTAACAGATACTGCAGCAGATGGGTCAACTAGCACAAGTAGAATACGACCAGAAATTACCAGTATGATATTTGATAGAAATAGTGGCATAACTATTGAACAGATAAATAATCAGTATGATAGTTTACGAGAAGCACAAGTTGCTACATCACCAACCTTTGATGATACTAGTATTGACTTCTCAAATGACTTCGCATTCGAAACATTAGACCAAGGTAAACACGAATAATTAAAAATATAAGTCAATAACTATTATAAATAGAATAAAGAATTAGGAATATTATAAATGGCAAAACAAATATTAAATAAGGGAAGTTCAGCGAATGACGGCAATGGCGATACACTCCGTCAAGGTGCGCAAAAGATTAACGAAAACTTTACTGAACTCTATACAATATTAGGTGGTGATAGTTTAACTAATGCCGTAAGGTTTAATGCCACTGGAGTAGAGTTTGAGGGTAGCGGCAATGATGATGCTCACGAAACAACACTTACTGTAGTAACTCCAACTGCAGATAGAACGATTACTCTCCCTAACGCTACAGGTACAGTTGTTCTCCATGATGCGACTCAAACACTTACGAACAAGACATTAACAAGTCCTATATTAACTAATGCTGTATTAAACCCTACTGCAACTACTGCAGGTAAGATAGAATTTTTAGAAGGTACAAATAACGGCACAAACAAAGCAACACTGATTGGTCCATCTTCAACCGCAGATGTCACATTAACATTACCTTCTGCAACTGATACATTGATTGGTAAAGCAACAACAGACACACTTACAAACAAGACGTTAACATCACCTAAGATTGGTACTGAGATACAAGACGCAAGTGGTAATGAACTCGTTGAGATAACCTCGACAGGAAACGCAGTAAATCATTTCAAAATTACAAATGCCGCAACAGGAAATAACCCTACTTTAGAAGCAGCAGGTTCAGATAATAATGTTGGTCTTAACGTTGCGAGTAAAGGTACAGGACTTGTTACGGTAACAACAGGTTCTGCATTCTCATCAGGCACTTCTTCAATTATTACTGAAGGTAATGGGCATATAATGTCTTTGTCTAAAACTACACATATTTTTAATAGCAGTGCAGGTACTTATGCTTCATCTCTTGCAAACGGAACTCAAGGACAAATAATATTTGCTATAAATAAAAACTCAAGTACAGTAACAATAACCCCTGCAAACTTTGGAGCAGGACAATCAATCGCATTAGCGCAGCATAAGACTGCGACTCTTATGTTTGATGGAACTCAGTGGCAATTAATATCAACACATGGCGGAACGGTAGCATAAAATGGCAATATTAACAAATACATTTAAAAGAGATACTATAGGGTTTATTAAAGATGACTTTGATAATAATTCAAACCATTATCATATCGGTATAGGTAGGTCAGAAGAATGGAACTCAACAGACACACTCATTCCTGCAGAAAATACAGATTATGAAGAAAGGTTATTTAGAAATTCTCTTCAATCTGTTAAGAAAGTAGCGGATACAGACGCAACATTTGTTATTGAAAGGTATAATTGGACTTCGGGTGCTAAATACTCTGCATATAGTGATAAGCAAGCAGTTCTCCCAAATAATCCATATTATGTTATGAACGACCAAAACGACGTATTCGTTTGTGTTCAAAACAATAAAATTGATGGAGATATACAAAATTCTACAGTACAACCCACATTACCATCATCAAACCCTTATAACATTTTTGAAACTTCTGATGGATATGCGTGGAGATTTTTATATTCTATATCTGCGGCAGATGTAAGTAAGTTCGTTGCTGCTAATTTCCTTCCTGTTAAATTGGTTGGTACTGCTGGAAATGCTACTGAAACGCAACAGAAAGCAGCACAAGATGCTGCAGTATCTGGACAAATATTAGGATATGAAGTTGTATCTGGAGGAGTAGGGTATAGTGGAACAGTAACTCTTACTGTTGAAGGTGATGGTTCAGGTGCTGTAGCAACAGCAACTTTGAGTGGTGGTGCAATTTCAAAGGTAGAAGTTACGAATATCGGAACTCCTGCAAACTTAGGTACAGGATACACCAATGCTACTGTGAAGATTACAGGAGGTACACCAAGTACTGATGCAGTTATTAGACCAATATTTGCTCCAAAAGGTGGGTTAGGTAATGACCCAAGGGTTGATTTACGTTCAAGTGCTATTATGTTTGTAGTAAAACCAGACGGAGCAGATGGTAGTGGAGATTTTATAATAGGAAATGATTTCCGTCAAGTAGGGTTGATCAGAAATATAACTTCAAATGGTAGTGCAGTTTTTACTGGTATAACAGGTATTGCTTTAAGAAAATTAGAACTAGGTGGTACACCCAATCCAGCATTTTCTGTTGATGAAATTATAACAGACCAAACTACAGGTGCAAAGGCAGTTGTGGATGCTATATCATCAAACGGGGAAACACTAACATTCCATCAAAATGATACAACAGGTTATGGAACTTTTAATGCAGGTAATTCAGTTCGTGGGGGTGATGGCGGTGTCGGAACCATCGCTACTAGTTCTCACATAACTGCGGCAGAGGTAGATACCTCTACTGGAGACTTATTATATATAGATAATAGAGCAGCAGTAACTCGTTCAGCAGACCAAACAGAAGACATAAAAATAGTCATACAACTTTAGGATAATAGAATAATGCCAACAACCTTTACCTCAAATGTCTTTTCGTCAACATATAAGGATGACTACAAGGATAGTGATAACTATCATCGCATTCTTTTTAATAGTGGTCGCGCGTTACAGGCACGCGAACTTACTCAAATGCAAACAATCATCCAAGAAGAGATTGGAAGATTTGGTCGTAATATATTCAAAGATGGTGCTGCCGTAAATCCAGGTGGACCAAGTCTTAATAACGATTATGAATTTGTAAAACTTGCAGCAAACTCTTTAACAAATATATTAAACTCAAGTCTTATAGGATTAGAATTTACAGGAAGCAATGGCGCAAAAGCAAGGGTTCTTGAGGTTGTCGATGCAGTAGGTAGCGACCCAGACACTCTTTATATACAGTACACTTCAACAAAAGATGGTGGGACTGGTGCTTCAGCAGTAAGGTTTGGTGAATCTGAAACATTATCAAGCGGAAGCACAACTCTTACAACTGCAAGTTTAACTGAACTAAATGGACTACCCGTTTCAGGTCGTGGTTCTAAGATTAATAATGCTTCAGGAGACTTCTTTGTAAGAGGGCATTTTGTATTCGTTAAAGCACAGGGTCTTATACTCTCTAAGTATACACAAAATCCTAGTAAAGTTATTGGTTTTAAAATATCAGAAGATATAATAACATCTACAGATACTGACGCATTATTTGATAATCAAGGAGCAACACCTAATCAAACATCTCCAGGAGCAGATAGATATAGGATTC